CAAGGTCGAATGGAATCTTGGTAAACGCTGTAACTATGATTGTAGTTACTGCCCTGCTAGTATACATGACAATTCAAGTCCGCATACCGATGTAGAAATTCTTAAACGTGCAGTAGACAAACTTGTAACATTAGGCAAGCCTATACGTCTAAGTTTTACTGGAGGCGAACCTTGTGTGCATCCTAAGTTCGATGAGTTAGTTAAGTATTGTAAACATGTGGGTATCGGTTGGATTAGTGTAACAACAAACGGAACACGCCCGTATGAATTTTATGCAGGGTTACCTGTTGATCAATATGTAATTAGTGTTCATTTAGAATACGATTGGAAACGTGTGTTCAATACTATTGAAAGTATTAATAATATAACTGAAATAAAAGTCATTGCACAAATTATGGCTCACCACGATCATATGCCGGCAGTAATACAATTACGAGCCAAATGTTTGTTAGCAAAGATACCCAACACGGTTAGACGTATACGTTGGACACAAGGCGATCATGATTTGTTTGATGATATGCGCTACAATACAAATGATTTAAACTGGCTCAAAGAAATGGATTCCACTGTGCCAGAAAATACAGTAATGTTTTTGAAAGAAGAGCCTGATATGCCGAGGCTCAAGCATGCTAATGATGTTATCAAACTACATCTAAATAAATTTAATGGTTGGACTTGCAACGCAGGTATAGAAAGCCTAATGATAAATTGGGACGGTGATGTACATCGCGCCACTTGTAGAGTCGGTGGTAGTCTAGGAAACATATACGAAGGCGACTTCGTTGCACCTAGCGAACCCGTTAGATGCGATAGAAATTTCTGTACCTGCGCGGCAGACATTCCACTGACAAAGGTAGCACCATGAAATATGTAGGTAACTATAGTGGTTGGATTGATCAACAATGGATTGATTTTATTCTTGAGAATACTGGATTTGGAAGGCCGGCCGAAGGAAAGAAACCAGATAGTCCCCAAGAACTGGCAGAGTATCAAAAAGCAAGAACTGCTGGATACAAAGACGACGCCAAGTATTTTTACATGTTTACACCAGAAAATTTTCCCTTCGAGTTGTCCGTACCTTTTACAGATCAAAAGTATCACTGGTGGTTTACAAAAATGAATCCTGGAAACTTTATGCCCATGCATGTTGATCCACACACACTGTATCAGCATAGCAGTCAACGGTTCTGGGTAGCTTTTCAAGATTGGCAACCTGGACATATTATGATGTATGAAGATCGAGTTATTACAAATTACAAAAAAGGCGATGTTTATATGTACGAAGATGCTAACGCATTACATGGCGCGGCCAACATTGGATATGTACCACGCATCATCTTACAAGTAAGTACCCATGATTAAAACTACTGCAATTAATTTAGAACATCCAGAGTCTATGATGGTAACATGGGATGTCGGGCGTCGATGTAATTACGACTGCACCTACTGCGAAGATACAAGACATAATAATACTAGCAAGCATCGTACTATAAAAGAATTAAAAATCACATTTGACTTCATACAACGATGGACTAAATTGTATAATGCACAACGTAATATGTCTGTAACTAACATTAATTTCACAGGCGGCGAACCTACCAGTAACCCACACTTTTTTGATTTTGTAGAATTTGTTAATCAACAACCTGGATACAATTTAAGTCTAACAACTAATGGTGCGTGGAGTCCAAAATTTACAGACCGTATTATAAAAAACTTTTCCGGTGTTACTGTTAGCTATCATGCTGAAGCACACCCAAATCTTAAAAAGCAAGTCATTGATAACATTATCAGTTTAAGTAAATCAAATGTTTGGTTACAAGTTAATGTTATGTTACATACAGATTTTTGGGATGAAACTGTTGGAGTGTGCGAACAGTTAGATCAACTAGGTATCAAATATAATCCAAGACCAATCGGTGATGGAAATATAACTCGCAAAGGTTGGTTTAGTGATAGTACTGGTGTTATGCGTAGAACTAGCCACGAATACAATCCAGAACAGATTGCGTGGTTCTATAACAAAATGGGTGTAGGTAGTGCTCCTAACGATAACAAGGAAGGAACAGACATTGGCAGAACTTGTTGCGGTAGGCGTTGTACTACAGGCAAAGTCAACGGAGAGTGGCAAGCTATTAAACTAGTCGATACACACTTCAAAGGTTGGAGTTGTATGGTAGATCACTATTTCTTACATATCGACCAAGAAACTGATACAGTGTATCATCATCAAACATGCCAAGCATTACACGGAAACAAGCGTGGGCCTGTAGGCTTGCTTAAAGATGCGGATCAATTGATTGCAGATTTAGAAATGCGTTTGCAGAGTAAAGAAAGTATTGTCTGCCCTAATACTCGATGCGGGTGCGGCATGTGTGTACCCAAAGCAAAAGACTTAACAGATTTTATACAAATTAAAAAAGATCTACTAGTTCAGGAAATATCTTCCTAAAGTCTGTTCCTCGTTGAGCATCGGTAACAGTTAAGTAATCTTCCAACATGGGTAATTTGTTAGTCCAATCTTCTGACATCATATATTGAACTAGCCCTTGCCAGCGTTTTAACCCATATGGATTGTTCATAAATTCAACATCTGTACTTTTTCTAGAGCAGAAATATTCCACCTGTCTGGCTACTTTATTTTTTAAATGTTGTGGCAATACTTTAACATTTAAATAACTTGGCAGATATACTAAATGTGTTCCTATTAATCCAGCACCGTAAGGCGGAAGATTAATCTTTTTAAAATTTTTACTTTCCTTCCAATGTACAAACTCTGGCACAGTTAGCACGTTTAACAATTGGACAGCACAGGCAATATTAACTGTAATGTTATCAGGAGTGTCGTCAAGTCGTTCTAAGTTAGCAACGACATCGGCCCATTTGCTAGGATAACGTATGTAATCATTACGAATACCAATAGCATCAACACTAAAATTAAACTTTACCTGTTTAAAATGATTCCACAATTCAAATAAGTTTTCAGGCAATTCTAATCCGTTTGAATTGTAACGTAATACGCAGGACTTGGCCGCGCCAGTTTCTACCATAAACTCTAAAATTTTATAGTGTTCAGGTATTAACAACGGCTCACCTCCGGCAAAATACAATTCGCGAATATTATGTGCCTGGGATCTCATATCGCTAAGAAAACTACTTTTTTTATACCATGTATAATCAAAGTCACTGTTCCATTGCTGATCTTGTCTTAGTTCAATAGTTTTATATTTAGGATATTGTAGTTTCCATTCTTTGATCCAACTGCTACTATCATGCGGACTGCACATGATACATTTGAGCTGGCAAAGATTTCCTAGTCGTAAATCAAAGTATGGAATATCAACAGGCAAACTGCCGTCGGCACTAGTGTTGTTTATGATCAAAGGCATATCCAAACGTTCATTCCAAACGATAGTTTCCCATTGTCTTTTACTTACAATACCTTTTGATTCTTCTTCAAAGCATTTAGTACAGCTAGGAGGAATTTGATTATTCAACATCTGCAATCGTACAGATTTCATATACTCACTATTCCATACTTCTGCAAGAGAGTAATCTTGCAAATTCATGTTCTTACCATTAGCAGTAACTAACCCAACACCTTTGTCATCTTCTTCGCCCGCGCCGCTTGCATTGGCAGTACAGCACACACGCACATCACCGTTAGGTCGTGTAGCAAGATGTATCCAAGGCAACGGGCATAAATTATTTTTCATAGCTCTTCACTGATGATGAATTGGTCTCTAGGCTTGCTAAGTTTATTAGTACCGCATGTCCTAGCACAAGTTATTAGTTTTTGTTCGTGCCAATATTTGTCCCAAACTGTTTGATATTCTTCAGAGTCTACTATTTCTTTTACAGACCTATTTTTAGTATCGATATTATCAATGCCTCCTAAGTCTTCAATCAACATATGATATTGTTTTAAAATTTCCTGTCGGACATGTGCTATTTCCGATTCTAGATCTATGTAATTATAAGGCGCACTAGCTATCCAACAACAGGGGAATAATCTACCAAACGCATCTATGTAGATTTCTTTGTACTTTAATGCATAGCAATCAATTATACTGTCTTCGGCTATTTTTTTATAATTTAATATATCTTGTTTTTTAAGAAAAACAATTTTACTTTCAGTTGCTGGTTGTAGATAATGTGTAACATTACCGTGTTTGTCAAGTACTGGAAATTCTGTATCTACAACAAATCTGCTACTGTCTTTCATAACAAAACTTTTAAAACCTAATTCCGAAGCTAATACTTTAGCAGATTCTACTTCATGTGCATTGTGTTTAAATCTAATAAACGTCCACTCTGCAATGCCCCCGGCTTTTATAAATGAACTGGCATTGTGAATAACCTGATCATAATCTGTACCTATGCGATGTACGCTATGGGTATCCTTTAATCCGTCGATGGCAAAAACTACAACATGTCGTTTGGGAAGGGCTGTGGCCAATCTAGTCCACCATGCAGTATTTCTTAAACTACCATTTGTGTGTATATGTATAGAAACAAACGGATTAGTGGCAACTACATGTTCCACCATTTCAAGTAAATCGTTGTTTAATAATGGATCTCCAAAGTTTCCACAAAAGTTTATACCTTCTAGGTTCGTTAACACTTCGGAATTAATAACATTTTTAAAATTTTCTAGAGTCCAATTATTAACTTGTATAAGAGGATTAACTACTCCGCCGTTAATATTCCTACTGCACATAGGACAACTAGCTTGGCAGTTGTTGGTAATTTCCAAATGTATTCGACGTAGTTGAGAAAACTTAAACATTACTTACGCCCTATAACCATGTATCGAGTATATACAGGTGTTTCTAATTCACCTTCCCACAGTACAAACTTCAATTTGCACTGGTCTTTAAACTCTTGCAGATTTTTAGATGGGCGCACATGTTCGGGAATTTCATAGTTATTACCCTGTAACACTAACAGTCCTTTCATCTTACTCGACCACAAGTCGTATTGCGGTTGTGTTAAATGTTCGCAACTGGTATTTATTATCACATCACATGTAGACGACATTGTACACATGTCTTCAGTTATAGCTTTAAATCTGCCTTCGATTTCTTCTAGTTTATTCATCATGTGTGCAGTATGCTCGCAAGTAGGATCAATATCGATACTTAATATTTTCTTAATAGGAACATCACTTTGAAATAACATACTAGCAAGTGTGCCGACCCACCCTCCGTAAATTTCTATATCAACTGAATCATTAACAAATGGTTTCAAGTTATCAATTAACCATTCTTTGCTTTTAATTTGTCCAGCCCAAAAAGCGTCCAAGGTCCTTAGAGGATTGGCACTCTGTCGGATTGCGTTCATCCAGTAGTGAAGATGATCTAAATCTATTTTCATTTTTCTAAACGTATTGGTATAATTTTTCTAGTTACCGTATTTCCAATTCTTTTTTTAGGCATATTGGTATCAGTAACACATACGCAGTCTTCCTGGTCGCAAATAGTAGGAACTATATTAGGATTAAATTTTTCTTTAAAATTGGAATCAAATAAATTGTATCTAACATCACTATCAAATAGTCTGTTTGCACAGTATCCTGTTAGCCCGCCTTCCGGCCCTACAGCAAGCCAGTTGACTCCTATACTACATTCCCATCCTTTAAATTTGTTCATCTTGTTTACTAAAATATGATTTTCTGAGACTGAATGAGATTTGCCTTTAGTGTCAACTACTACGGTGTTTATTCTATAACTACGATTGTGTAGCAAAAACCACCACCATAACTGACCGCGAGCTCGTACAGAATTAACAATATTTTTTTGTTCGTCTGTGTAATTTAAT